CACTCAGTACCCGACCAACGCCGAGAAGCACGGTTCGACCTACCACCAATTGCTGGCTTCGGAAGGCTTGTTCCTCAAGCCCAACCGTGAGTTCGGCATCCAATCCACCAACATGGCCACCATCCTTGATGGCCGCCCGAATATCCAAGCCGGCGGCATCACCAAGGACAGCGCGTTTTCCAGCGCCGCCCTGCGCACGCTGTTCCCGTCGGCGATCCTGACCGCCATCGAGGACAAGCTGGTTGCCGACTTGGCCGTTGATGCCGACGCTTTCGACAAGTTCGTCGCATTGGACGACACCGTCGTTGGTGACAAGTTCGAGCGCCCGTTGCTCAACTACGACAAGCCGACTGCCACACGCTCGCAAGCCATTGCTCAGTTGGCCGAGCCGGCTGCGATGTTGTCGATCACCACGTCAAGCACCAGCCGCACCATCCCGTCGTTGTCCCTCGGCATGATGATTTCTGATCAAGCCAAAGCAGCGACGACGCTGGATCTGGTGGCTCTCGCCATGGCCCGCCAAGTGGCCGTCGAACGCAAGCTGCGCGCCCAAGAGTACGTGCTCGCCATGTTGAACGGCGACACCGACGTGGGCATGGCTTCCCTGTCCTCACTGGGTTACACCGTTGCGGCTTCGACGTTGGACTCAGCAGCGACCAGCGGCCTGACCCACCTCTCGTGGATGAAGTTTTTGTATCGCAACAGCCTGTACCGCAAGATCGACTGGGTTGTCACTGACCTGGCCGGCGCCATCGCGATTGAAAACCGCACGGGCAAGCCGACCACGTACTACGACGATCCGAAGTCGCCGCGCATCGACTCGACCGTGGTGGTGGGCAATCCGACGTGGAACTCCCATGTCAATGTCTTCATCACGAGCGATACCAACTGGCCGGCGAAGACGATCATGGCGTTCGATAGCCGGTTCGCGATCCATCGTGTGTCGTCCAGCACAATCGCATATCAAGCTGTCGAACAGTTCGTCCTGCGCCGGGCGCAAGCTCTCAGAATTGACTTCGGACAGTGCGCCTACAGGTTATACGATAATGCGTTTGACACATTGACATACGCATAATTCCGGTAGGGCACAACGAGAACCCCGCTTCGGCGGGGTTTTTGTTTTGACATTTCTGCAAATCCGGACTACACTTCGAGAACAATTCCACAAGGAACCATCATGGCCAAAGAAATTCCACAGGAAGTCAAGCCCACCAAGCCCGTCAAAGTCTCCGTCCGTGCAGTGTTCGGCGGCCCGATGGTGAATCCGCTGAACGAAGACCGGTTCACCGGTGAGCCGAGCAAGCCCGTTGTCATCGACGCATGGCTTGCTGTACAAATTGACGCCGGCAAGATTGAGATCGTGGAGTAACGCCACATGGCGATCACCACGTACCTCGACTACGACGAAGTTCGCGCCGCGCTCGGTGTGTCGACCAACGAACTGGACGACACAACCCTTGCACTGAGCCTGTACGACAGCGGCTTGACTGAGGAACTCGAAGCGATCTCCGCAAACCTGCCGGGCGCCTACACGACCGTCGCGGCATTGACCACCCGAACCGCTGTACAGCAGCGGCTGTTTCGGATGACCAGGCTGTTCGCCATCTACGCGGTGGCGAAGCAGCTTCTCCCCGGCTTGCCCATGTTTGCGCCGAAGGACATCACCGACGGCAAGGCCGCCGCCGGCCGCTTCAGCAATGACCCCTACAAGGTCACCATCGACGAAGTCAAGAAGCAGTACGAACTGAACAAGCAACGCCTGGAGGATGCCTTCATCCTCTACAACAGCGGCAGCGTCATCACCACGCTGCGCACCTACGTGTCCGTCTCGAACGCCGGCAGCGACCCGGTCACCGGAGTCTGAGTTGAATCTCGCCAACGCCGCCAAGGCGTTCGACAACCTGCTCTGCGCCGACGCCTACAACCCCGGCACCACGTTCTACGGCCAGTTCGACACCTACAACGATTCCATTCGCGACAGCGTTACCACGTCGCGCAGCATTCTCTCGACGGCTCCGAGCGTGACCATCCCCGCTCGGCACGCTGTGACCTTCCTGAGCGATATATGGATCCTCGGTAATCCGCAGATCGACTACTTCAAGAACGCGCCGGTGCGCGTCAAGTATGTGGCGCACGGAGTGACCTCCAAAGCCACCGTCAAGACCTTTGCCGAAGCACTGGCGGGCAGCGCCGGCTTCACTGCTTACGCCGGCCGCCAATGGGTCAAGGCCACCAAGGAAATCGACGTCTCCTCCGGCATGTATGACGAGTTCGAAATCTATTTTGCATCCACTGAATCCATTCCAGACGACGCGCTAATCCAACTTGATGGGTACTGGAACCTTGCCCGCACGAGCTTCCCGTCGGCCACTGGGCTGCTGACCGTGGTGTGCGACGAATTGCCCGCACCAGTGCTTGAAACCGGCGCCTACCTGACAGCCACTTACGATCCGGTGGCCGACACCACCAGCACAGCCAGCGCCGCGCTGCAGGTACTGCGCTTCCGCTGGCAGTCGCACTTCAAATACCCGACGCTGGCCTCGCACAAATTCGAGCGCGGCGACCTCAACGCTTTCGTGTTGAAGAGCGCGGTGACGGCGAAAGCCGGCGACCTGCTGTCGCTCTCCGACGGCGATTGGCGCATTCTTTCTGTCATCGACTACGGCCTCACTTGGGGCGCGCACATTCGCCATGTTTGAGATCACGAACGCGACGGAGGTGGGCAATGAACTCGATGCCTGGTTGATGGCGGTCGAGGAGATGGCGACCGAAGTCGGGCGCGGCCTGTCCGTCGCCGCTTTCAATTACGCGCTCGAGATCGGGCCGCAGTACAGCGGCGACTTCGTTGCCAATCTTCGTTACTCGATCAACGTCGAAGACAAGACTTTCGACGTCGGTCGCTTCGAGATCAAGCGAACCGCCAGGCCGGAAGGCTATGGCGTCATGGACATCGCCAAGATCGCGGGGGATCCAGAAGCCATCGGCTACGCTCGCATGTACAACGCCGGCCGCGCCGCCGGCTTCAAGCTGGGCGACACCGTCTATATCAGCAGCAGCGCCGAGCACGACGAGCCGTATGCGATCAAGATCGAGAACAACGAGATCAAGTTCCGCCCAGGCAACCATGGACAGACGTTTGGTTATACAGCGCTGGACATCGGCATGCGCTACGAGAACATTGATGCAGCCAAAGCCGAAACCTTGAAACGGGAGCGTCTCTGATGGATATGGCCGGCATTCGCGCGCAGTTGGTATCGCGCCTCAATACTGCATGGGCAACACAATACCCATCGACCAAAGTCTTCTACGAGAACGCGGCGTCGATCGATCTCGACAGTGTCGGCACCCAATTCCTCGTTGCCTCCGTCCACTTCAACATGATCGAGCAGGCTTCGATCGACACGGCGCCCATCTCCCGCTACCGCGGCTACTTCAACTTGTCCTTCTTCGTCAAGGAAGGGCAAGGCACCAAGGTGGCAGTGGTCGCCAGCGACTACCTGTTCAGCCTATTCAAGTACGGCAACTACTCGGGCGTGCATACCGGCGCGCCGACTCCGGGCAAGAGCGGCTTCTACAAGGGTTGGTACTTTCAGGAAATGCACGTGCCGTTCTGGGCTGATTCCATCTCTTGACATATCGACCAATCAGGACAACAATCGAGCAACTTTAGGAGACCAGCGTGGCGCGATTACTCGATCTCAATGCAGAACGTCTGATGGTGGAAGAAGATGATTCTGGGATATTCACTAAGCTAGTGGATATCTTTGGTAACGTGCGGATGAAATTTTATAAAACGCCCGTCCTCTACTACTCGCACGCAATCCCAAGCGGAATTGCCTGTAATGGTAACGTCGGCACCAATGGCGCACTGACGCTTGGCGCGTTTCCAGCCGGATCACTGTCCTTCTCAGCGACATCCGGTGTTGGTGTAACAGTCACAGGCACAGGTACGACCTTCGCAGCGGCTGATGTTGGCCGAGCGATCATTGTCGATGGCGGCAAGATTTGCACAATCACTGCACAGGCTACGCCGAACTGCACGGTTACGATCACCGGCACGTTATCGACAACGAGCTTTGCGAACAACGCATGGCAACTGACTTCGCTGATGCCCTTCACCTATGGGCCGGGCGGCGCGAGTGCGGGGATATGGCTGTACCTACCTGCTGGCGCGGCCTATGCGGGTTCGGTCGCAGGCTCCTACTGGACGGTCATGTCCTCTGGCGCAGTCGGCACGATCTACAACAACATTCTGAGCTTGCCGGGACCGCTGACGCCGCCTACTACGCCGACCGCAATTTCTGCTGCTGGACCGGGTGCATTTACGGGTGCAGGCGCAACGCTCAGAAGCGTAGCGGGGGTTACTATTCCAGCGGGAATGATGGGATTGAATGGAGCGGTTCGCGTCACTGCTGGGCTGACGGTATCCAATCCAGTGACAGCGGGAACCAAGAATTATCAAGTGACGCATGGTGGGGCAGTAACGAACACACTGTCAATGACCGCCAACACCACGGCACAGGAACAGACCTACACGCAGAATCGCGGTTCCGCAACGACACAGTATTCACAGCGAGGCAATACCGCTGGCTTTGGCGCTTCTGCTTCCAGTTTCGGGACGGTGACGAGCATTGATACCAGTCAAGATCAACCGCTGCTATTGCAACTGCAAGGCGCTGCTGCGGACTACTGCGTCCTCGAAGCGGTGACGGTTGAGGTACTGACAAATTAGTACCTACGGACTCCACGTGCCAATGTCACCTGAAGTGGTGATTGAGACTCTGTACTCCGGAGCAGGACTAGCGATTCCTGCGAAGTATGTCGGGTTACATGCAGGCGCGTGGCCCCTTGGTTCCAGTGCTGCGCCGTCGTTCAATTTCGGTACGATCAGGTCGCACGACTATCGACCGGGCGATGCGACAACGCGGATGAACTGGTCGTCGTTGCATACCGCATCAGGAACCTTTAATTGGGTGACGGCAGACGCTTACATGGCTGCGCATGGCGCGCTTGGCCATAACGCCTATTGGCAAGTGTATGGAACTCCGACATGGGCATCTTCCGACTCAACGCATACTGATGCTTACGGAGTCATTGGTGGGTCTTATCCGCCCGCCACGGTTGATGCCAACGGACTGTACACGGAACTGTACAACTTCGTTGTTGCGTTGATCACCCGCTACAAAGGACAGATTCAGTACATCGACCCATGGAACGAGCCAAATTTTGTCGGCTCGTTCTGGCAGGGAACTGCGGCGCAGATGGCAAAGATTGCTCGTACTGTGCGAGAAGCTGCAAAGAGCGTCGACCCAACCATCGTTGTGACATCGCCCTCATTCAATAGCGATGCGTCTTGTCAAGCATTCATGGCTGCGAGCGATGGTGCGACAGGCGCATTGACCGCACAGAATGGTGCGTGGTCAGCGGAGGTGTGGTCATACCACACCTACAACGAAAACCCGTTCGCGGGCGCAGCGGGAAGTTCCAGCACGACAGGCATTGCGAATCGCAAGGCGTATCTCGTTGCGGCGGGCATTGCCAATCCGATTATTTGTGTCACTGAAAAAGGCTGGACGACTGCGGCGAGTACGTTTTTCTCATTATCACAGTCACAGCAGGCGGACTTCATTCGCCGTGAATTGATCCGTGTCGCCAGTCAGGGCGTGCGAGTGTTCATGCTCTATTCCTACGAGAGCTACTACTGTGGATACATCGTGAGTAGCCCATTGATTCAAGCAGCGATTGGCGACGTTCATGACCGCTTCGCTGGCAAGACTTACACAGCTATCGAACAAACCAGTTGGGGCCGTATGAAATGTACAACTCTTGACGGCTCCGTGCTGTATTTCTAGGCAGGACAACAACAACATGAGCGCACAGATCAAAGACATCACCATCGACGTTGGCGCCCAGTGGGACTGGGTGATCACCTACGTCGACGAGGCCGGCGCACCAATCAACTTGACGGGATATACCGCCAAGCTGCAGGTGCGTGAGAGCTACGATTCACCGAACACGCTGATCAGCATCACCTCGAGCCCCGATATCGTGCTTGGCGCCGGCGCCGGCACCATCACGATTTCCACCGCGGTGCCTTCCACTATCACCGCGCTCTACGGTCGGTATGCCCTGGAGATTACTGGCAGCGGCAAGACCTACCGCATCATCGAGGGCAAGGTCACATTCTCACCGGAGGTCACCAAGTGAGCGACGTCGTCGTGCATCGCGTGGATTCGGTTCAGGTGCTGCGCGACGCGCGGGCCGAAGTGAGTCGGCTGATCACGCTGCTGCTTTCCATGCAGGACAATGCCGACATTGTCCAGACACCAACGCTGCGCACCACTGCGTATCAAAACCTGTCAGAAGAACAGTTTGCAATTCACTAGCAATTCTGACACAATTGCACAACTAGACATAAGGAGAACACCATGGCATTCCCCAAGTGGAAATACCGCAAGCACCCGACGTTGGGCGTCTTTCAATCGACGCTGGTCCTGACTGCCGCAGCGGAAGCGGAACTCGATGCTGACTGGTCTGATGATCCCACCAGCACTGGCTTCGAAGTTCGCAAGGCCACCCAACTGCACCCCGACCACATTACCGACGACCTGCTGCATGAAGTCGTCACGGACGCCGCCGGCAAGCCGCTGGAAGCGACGATCGAAGTCACTCTGCAAGGAGACCTCAGCCATGTCTAGCAATCTGCGCCGCTCATGGCGGCTCCGTTTCAATATCGCCAAGGCCTTCGTCGGCATCGCCGTCGAGCAGGCCATGGTGCGCATGGGCTTGGTCTCCTTCGTCAGCAAACTCAATTACAGCCAGGCAGCGATGCAGGCGCAATTGAACGCCACCACCACCACGGTAGGCAACGCCGGTTTGCTCTACATCTATTCCGGCACGCAACCCACTGGCCCGGCCGGTGCGGATGGCACGCTGGTCGCTGGCCCCTTCACGATGGGCACGCCGTTCGCTGCAGGCGCTTCCGCCGCGGTGCCGTCGGTACTCAGCCCAACCTTGCCGGCCAACGTCAATGCCAGCGCTTCGGTGCAACCCACTTGGTGGCGCATCAAGACGTCGGGCGCGGTGGCTGTGCTCGATGGCAGCGCTGCGACTTCGGCTGCAGACATGGTGATCGGTACTCCGACATCCGGTCAGCCAGTCGCGATCACCGCCTTCACGATCACCAGCGGCAACAGCGGCCACTAAGCAATGGCTGACAACAGCACGCTGCCGGCCTCCGGCGACGTAATCGCCTCCGATGATGTCACGACCCTGAATGGGTCGGCATCGTCAGGCGTAAAGGTGCAGCGCGTCAAAGCCTGCTGGGGGGCGGACAATACCTCACGTGATGCTTCCGGCGCTTACCCGCTGCCCGTTACAGTCGACGGCAATCGGCTCGTCACCTACAACGGGCATACAGCGACGTTTCGCACGCCGGGGCGGGCGGGAACTACCGGGCAGAAACTGTTCAGTATCCACAACGCGACGGGTTCCAGCACGATTGTCTGCGTCAATGAACTCATGGTGCACCAGACGGCCACGGTCATTAAAGCAGTGACCGTGCTACCGCCGACTATCAGCCTTTATCGCGTTACCGTGCTGCCAACCAACGGAACCGCTTGTGTCAAAACACCAGAAGACACCACGCAAACAAGTAGCGCATCGGTAACGATCCTGCAAGACGCCAGCGCCGACGGCACTTCATCGGCCACCGCACTCACCGCCACGCTCACCACCTCCGCGGTCGATCGGCTGTTCGCTAATCGGATGATTACCGCTGCCGGTTTCGATCTGTGCATTCCCTTCCGCTTCATTGCGGATGGCAAAAACGAAGTCATCCTTCGCCCGCTTGAGGGCCTTGTCGTCATGCTTGACTACACCCTTGCAACGCAAAACCCTGTAACCGACATGTGGGCTGTCTCTTGCGATTGGGTCGAATACACTGAGGTAGCATAATGAGCCTGCTGCTGCTGTTTCAGCCAGCAGCCGGAGGCAGCACAGCTTCCACTGTTGCTGCACTCGACGGCGCCGACGCAGTAGCGATCGGCGCCGCCGTCTGGTGCACCGCGCAGATCGCAGCGGTTGATGGCGGCGACGTCACATCGGTAACCGCTACCGCCAGCAGCGTCACCAATGCAGCCGTCGCTGCGACTGAAGGTGCCGACGTCGCCGCCACCACCGCTGCCACATGGACCACCACGGCAATCGCAGCGGTCGATGGTCCGGATGTTCCAGCAATTACTGCCACCGCCAGTTCTTTGACTTCGGCAAGCGTCGCCGTTGCTGATGCAGGCGACACCTCGAGCGCGGCCGCTGCGGCATGGACCACTGCACAACTTGTCGGTACTGATGCTGCGGACGTGGCCAGTGTCCCGACCTCTGTCACCACTGGCGCCAGCGTTGTCACGACCTACGCGCCGGATGTTGCAGCGGCCACCGCTGCGGCATGGACCACAGCCCAACTCACCAGCACGGATTCACCCGACACTTCCGCGATGGCTTCCACGGTCACCACCGGCGCCGCGCTCGTAACCACGGAAGCGGCCGATACCACCGCGCTTTCTGCGGCCAATTGGACCACCGCGCAAGTTATCGCTGCAGACGCCGCGGACGCCGCGGCGCTTTCTGCTTCTGCAGGATCACTGACCACGGCCAGCGTCGCTGCCACTGACGCGCCCGACGTGGTGAGCAACGCTGCAGCCACGTGGTCGACAGCACAACTTGCCGCCGCTGATGCGCCTGATGTAACCGCCCTCTCAAGCAGCGTTACCACTGGAGCCGCTGTCTCCACAACTTATGCACCAGACGCTGTCGTCACAGCAGCAGCGAATTGGACGAGCGCACAACTTGCGGCTGCAGACGCGGCTGACGCCGCCGCGCTTGCTGCATCCGCAGGTTCGCTTACCACAGCCGGCATCGCCAGCGCAGATGCGCCCGATACACCAAACGCGACCGCCACCGCATGGACGACGGGCCAACTTGTCGGCACCGATTCTCCGGATGCGGCCGGCAGCAGCACCAGTGTGACCACCGGTGCCAGCGTCACCAGTGTCGATGCGCCTGATGCCATCACCGCTACCGCTGCCAACTGGACTCAGGCTGCCGTCGCCGTTACCTACGCACCAGACACCGTGGCATTCACCACCAGTCTGGGTAGCTTGACCAGTGCGTCGATCGCTACGACTGACAGTCCCGACAACTCCGCGCTCGTTGCCACTACCTGGACGACTGCGCTGTTGTCCTCCTACGATGCGCCCGACAGCGTCACTGTTTCCGTTCGGGTTACAACCGGCGCAGGAATTATCACTTCGGACGGAGTCGACCATACCACCATCAGCGTTTCCGGTTACACGTGGGCACCAGTTGGTCTGGTCGTTGCGCGGCAGCCACAAACAACGAGCGTGAGCTATGCGCCCGATGTGACACGGGTTGTCAAATACAATTGAACTCGCTATTGACACATTCCCAAATCAGGACTACATTTAGCAAAACCATGGGGCGTACCCTCGCCCGGTCACGACGCCTACAGGAGAATTAAACATGGCTCTAGCAACAGCAAATCTGGCCCAACTACGCTACATCGTCGAGTCGACCTATGGCACGACCCCAGCGACTGGCAACAGTAATAACCTGCGGATGACGGGCGAATCACTCACCTTCGCAGTGACCTCCGAAACCTCCAAGGAAATCCGGGCTGACCGGCAGGTTACAGACTTGGTGTTGACGGGTGCCAGCGCCTCCGGCGGCTTTAACTTCGAGCAGTCGTACAAAGAGTACGACGATCTTTACGAAGGGGTGCTGCAAGGTTCATGGGTAGGCGCCAATGACGTGACCGGCATCAGTGCGACGATCACCTTGACCAATACCATTACCGCTTCGGCAGGTACCCCGTTCGCCGGCATTGTGGTAGGCCAGCAAGTCAAGTTCTCTGGCTTTACCAACGCCGTCAACAACCAACCCTTCACCGTACTTACTGCGAGCGCCACCGTCATTACGGTGTCCGGTACTCCGTTCGTCAATGAGGGGCCGTCGACGGTCAGCTTTACGTCTTTCGGCAGGACCACGCTGTCATGCACCACCACACTGGGCACGACGCTGACTGCCGCTACCGGCGCTCCGTTCGCCAACGTGGTTGCCGGCCAGTACATACTGATCAGTGGCATGCCGACGGCAGGCAACAACGGCTTGAAGAAAGTCGTCAGCAAGACGTCCAGCACCGTGCTGGTATTCGCTGCCGCGACCTTCCCCGCCAACGAAACCGGCGCGACCACGACGGTTTCCAGTTCGCGCCTGACCAACGGCACGACACAGCGCTCCTTCACGTTCGAGAAGTCCTTCACCGACATCGGCCAGTCTTTCCTTTACCGCGGCATGACGTCGTCGAAGATGGATCTGAACTTCGCATCGGGCGCAATCGTTACCGGCACCTTCGACTTCCTCGGCAAGGACTCGTCTCGCGCTTCCGTCAGCGGCCCGAATTACACGCAGTTGCCGGGCACGCCGGTGGCCTCCGACACCTACGACGTGACCAACGCCGTGACCGGTGTGGGCAACGTGCTGGAGAACGGCGTGACCCTCGCCGGCACCTACATCAAGTCGCTGAAGTTGAGCATCGACAACAAGCTGCGCGGGCGCACCGCCATCGGCACGCTGGGTAACGTCTCGGTCGGCGCCGGCGCGGTTAGCGTCACCGGCACCATCGAGGTCTATCTGGCTGACGGCACGATGTACGACAAGTTCATCAACAACACCGCCACTTCGATCTCCTGGACGGTGCAGGACGGAGCCGGCAATGGCTACGCACTCAACCTGCCCAAGGTCAAGTACTCGGATGCCAAGGTTGCCGCCGGCGCGACGGACACGGACTGCCTGATCTCCATGCCTTTCACCGCCTTGATGGATGCTACGACAGGCAAGGAATTGATCATCGATCGATTCGGTGCCTAAGTTTTGACGGTTTGACGAAAACAGGCGGAGGCCGGCAGCAATCCGGCCCCGCCCCGCGTAGAGATTCTTTTCATAGTTGGACCAACTTACAAGGAGCAACACATGGACATTTTTGCCCAATACGCAACTGACGCATCCCTCGAGAACAATGGCACCTGGCAGGAGTTGGGTGACGCCAAGTTCCTCGTCGCTCGCACCGGCAACCGCAAATACGTGCAGGCACTCTCCGCCGCCGTCGAGAAGAACCAGAAGCTGCTCGACGCCAAGGGCGAAGCTGCCGATACCCTGTCCGACAAGATCATGGTCGATGTGTTGGCCAGCACGATCCTGCTGGGCTGGGAAGGTGTTTCGTTCAAAGGCCAGCCGCTCGATTACAGCGTTGACAACGCCAAGACCCTGCTTGCCATTCGGGATTTCCGCCGCGAGATCGTGAAACTCGCCGACTCCATCGACGGTTACCGCGCCAAGCTGGAGGAAGAGCAAGTAAAAAACTGACGGAGTACCTCGGTTGGGAATTCAAGTGGGGTCACGAACTAAAGACCCTGCTTGAGATTCAAGAGATGACCGGGGTACAGCCTAGAGGTTTGCGGGAACGGCCGGCAGTTCGGCCAGACGTAACCGAATACCTGCGCGCGTTTCGCACAGTGAGCAACAGCAGGACGTACAACTCGGCAGGG